ATGTCTGCGACAAGGGCATCGATTAATACTCTATCCTGTTCAAGTTTTGGAGTATCATATTTCATACGTCTAAGATTCATAGATTTTTCATACATTACTGTAACCTTATCGCACATTTCACTTATTTTATGTTGCATTAGTCCTCCTTCTTTATTAGTTGGTTATCGTATCTTTGAAGAAACTCTTCTCTAATATCACGCATTTGTTCGCCTTTGATCATATTAATAATTGTATTAGTAAGATCAACTTCGCCTCGTAAATATCCAATCTTGCGTTGGAGTTCTTCTAGCTCTTTCAAATAAAACTCAAGTTCTCTTTCTTTACGTAACTTTTGTTCTATAAAGTCTGTAATAAGAATTAATTTTTGTTCTTCGCTCATCATTATTCTCCAAATTCAAACAAACTACTGAATGTAGTATTTTGTTTAGTATCCTCCAATGGGTAGTTAAGCACACCAATTAAGTTGTCTAGTTTGTTATCAATAATAGTTTCTGCCATAAGTGCGTCATCAAACGGTAGCTCTTTGAACCATTCAGGAATACGCAACTCGTCTGTTGGATACGCAACACTTGTATAGCCCAACGGATTTTGTTTTAGTTTACAAACAATAACTTTCATACCATCTACAATCTCTTGCGAATACTTGTCACCATTCATACGCTTGAGTGTGTTCCAGTTGATGCTTGCTCTTACATGTCCTGGCATGTTTGCTTTACCTTGTTTTTCTTCAAGTCGACGATAATGCCCAACTTTGTTTGCACGTTTAGGTGAACCTTTCTCCCAACCAGGACGTTCACTAAATTCGTTACGAAACTGTGTAATGCGTTCTAATATATCTGCCTGTGGAATATCAGTAAGTACCATTAGTAATAGTTCACTTAAGAACTCTTGCATAAACACAGGAGTATCTGATCTACGCAAATCCAAGCCCATTGCTTTTACTTTACCGGGCTTGCCGTCTACGTCAGTTCTAAAACCTTCGTTATCATAAATTAAAGCCGCATAACGTTTCTTTGTAATAAACAATCCGCTTTCAGCAACAATTTCTCTACCTGCCGCAATAACATCTGAACGACTTCTTGGACAATGAAATGCTTGTAGCATAAACTTTGGAAACGTTTCGTTTGCCGCTTCGCACACTTGATCATAAAGTGTAATTACGTTATCTTTAGTCCAAGGGAGTTGACCACTGTCAATTTGTTCTTTAAGTATAGGATATCCGCTAAAGTAACAAGAGTCAGTGTCACCATAGATCATAGCTTCGCCAACATGATCATATGTGCCTGTAATAACTTTGTTCACTTCTGCTGACATGTGCTTAACAATAGTTCTACCTGTAAGTGTAGTTGACTGTCCGATACGCTTGTCAAAGAATCTACAACCAGGATTAAGAATAGCACCATACAAACTGTTCAAGTTAATCTTTTTAACAAGTTGTCTTTTATCCCAGTATTCAATTTCTGCGGCATTACCTGCGTCTTTGGCTTTCTTTAACATCTTCTGCATATCTTTACGTTCAGCATACCAACGCTTCAGTAACCCAGGAATAACACCTTCAAATTCTGTTGTAAAGATTGTACCATTTGAACTTAACATCCAAGGTTGATTATTATCAAATATTACATTGTATAGTTCAGCACCGCTTAGTACATCTGATTTGCCATCTTCCCAATCAATAGTTAGCGGAATATCTTTACGTTTTTCCATAACTGCTTCATACTCTTCTGTCGAAAAACGTCCTTCCCAACTACCTGCGAATGACTTCTTTTTAAGATTCATATCTTCGTGTACACGAGCTTCACTTACTTCTGGACGTATTTGTCCTACAACAGTTTCAGGTGCCATGTTCAGCGCACGAATCACACTTGGATACAGACTGTTCAAGTCCATTGAACCAATCCATTTATGTAATCCTTTTTTAGGAAATGCTACGTAAGCACCTGCGGCTTGTGTGTTCTCTGTGTCATCACGTTTTCTACGATTAGGAACTTGTAAGCCTCTATTGTGTGCTTCGTTAACAATACCTTGCTCTGTAACAGCAACAGCACCCATAGTAGTCTGTAGCATCACAGTATTTTCGTGAGCAACAGTATTACTTAGATCAATAAATCTTAGTTTTTTGTCCAGCTTGTCCAGTAGTGCGGTATCTTGTATGTTGTATTCAATGAACTTTCTAAAGTCATTGTTGTACAGTTGATCCAAAGTGCCTTCATATGGAACTTTGTTCTCTCCAACTTCGATTTCGCCAATAGCATCAAGTCTATATGTGTGTCTTTCTTCATACGTGTATTTACGATATAATTCTAAACTATCTAAATGTACTCTGCCTATGAGGTCAAAGGTGACAGCTGATTTACCATATTTTTCATATTCACGCTTCCTTGGAAGTTGACCCCATAGACAGAATCTACGTGTATCGTCTTTGCTTAGTACACGACTTGTTCTGTTTACAGTGTAAGGAATATCATAACCTTCACTGTTCCAACCTGACAAAATGTCAGCATCTTCAATTAGTGTTAAGAAAGTATCAATCATCTCACTTTCTTTTTCAAACAACATTACATTGTCAATGCCTTCAAGTTCTTTTTTAGCTTCATCCATTGTAAGTGTCTTAGGCGGAACGGCTAAACACACCATTGTTTCTAGCCATTGTAAGTATACACTTATAGAAGTGATTGGCATAAATGGATCACTAGGATCAGCAAAGCCACGCTCTGGATCAAAGTCAGTCTCAATATCAAAGAACGCAATGTTTAGTTTAGGTGCGTCTTGGTTGAGATAGTTTTCACTCAAACACTGAAAGATTGGATTGATGTCGCTTTCAAATAATTCTTTGTCGCGGTTAATAGCAACTTCTTTTCTAAAGTCTTTTGTATTCTTACAAACAATACGTGTTAGTGGATCACCGTATACACTTTTGTATTTGCCTCTAGGGTCTTTATAAAAAAATGTATATTTTGCTTGATACTCATGAAAGTGTCTCTTACCGTCCTTGCGTTCTACAACTCGGATAATGTCACTGTCTCTATCAAAATGTGCGTCTACATAACTCATTTATGCTCCTCGTATATTAATGTCGTTTATGTTTCCTGCTAAAATGTATCTTGTTGTGTTTACAGGATACACCTTATGATGTATGGTACTAGGAAACATGACTACCATATCATTATACACTGGTAAATTAATTTCGTCAACCGGAGATATTTCGTTTTTGTTTTCTCCTAATTGAACAAATGTAAGTGGACTATTACTTTCGCCGACATCTAGGTAATATACCCAACTATAACGACTTAGTGTTCCGTGTTCGTGTTGTGGACAACCTTGTCCGGGCAAGCTCTCTTGAAACCAAACTTCAGCATCGACATTAAATTGTTTAGTGTCGTTCCATACTTGGTTAGTTATAAATTTAGGACCTCGTGGACCTACAACATTATGGCAATACCATAAGTGTATTTTGTCTAGTAAAGGCGTTAGTATATCATGATCAATATGTATGTCATGACTAGTTTTCCATGATTGGTTGGTAGGTTCGCTTTCCTCTTTTAATTTAAGGAAATGCTCAATAATATTTTGTCTAAGTTCTGGGTTTCTAAAGCCGACTGGTCCATGTCTAATAGGGACCGGCTGAGATATGTATAATGTACTACAACTTAACTTCATCTTTTTCCTACGTTGCTTATGGCCAACTTAACCTTCTACTTGCCTAGCTATTGCTATTGGCGTTAATATTACTTATCAGAACAACAAGCCCGCAATGTAAATTACGGTTAGTCCTGCGTTGAGAACTATTAAACTGTTCTCTTTCCAAAGGATACCTATTAGTACCCAAAGACTGTTGCTTACAATGAATGCCCATATATAAAAAGGGTAAACATTAAAAGCGGCCAGCGTTGCGGCCACCAGCAAACATGCTGTACTGACCCACGCCAACCATTGATAGGGTTTTACCACCATAGTGCCGCAACTCCATATCCAAATACGTTAATAACAGCAAAGTATCCTGTTAGTAACATTACCCATGCCGCGCCTCTGCGTACAGCCGCGTAGCATTGTGTAACCGATCCTATAAAAAAGAACGGATATATAATTAGCATGTTTGGATCAATAGCATTAAATGCCAAAGTCAAACTTGCTATTACCGTAAATATAAAACTTACTAATTCGAATCCAAAAGCAACCTTATCACTTTTGTAACTATTGATCCAAAAATCTTTTACTTTTTTCATATTATGGCTTATCTTTTCCAACTGTAACAACAAGTGTTTCTAAATCGTCAAACTCATCAGCAACCTTTTCCCAGTCTTGTTTATGGGCAACTTTAATTGCTTTGTTGATAAGAGCCGGTTTAATATCCAATTCTTCTGCTACTGCTTTTACTGTTTCTTTAAGACCTGTACTAAGATCTTCAATTTCTCTCAAAACTGATGCGCCTTCATTAACCAAACGCTCTAGTTTTGCTTTTTCGTCACCACCGTATACACGATCACTCATATGATTCTCCTTAATTTATATAATATTATACATGATTTATTGGGCGTTGTCAAGTCTTTTTTTGTATGCTTCTTCAAAGCCTTCCATGCCGTACTCAGATCTTTCATTGTTATTCCAAAGTCTTTTAAAATAACCATCTGCACTGTCTATAATAGTATTATCAGTCACATTTAAGTGTCCTTTAACCATATAAAATAGTCTACATGATTCTTTAAATGTCATTGTAAACTCCTTATCTTGGTGGCAAAATTTCGAATCCGCTTATCTGTTTCTTGTATTCATCGGCATAACCAATGTATATGTACTTAACACCTTTGGCTTTATAATACGCACATTCGTGGCGTAGACTCTTTAGACCTAAAAATAACTTAGGATTCTTATAGTTCCAAGCAAACTGCATTGACTCAACATTGTCATTGTTGTACCAATAGTAATGAGTAAATGCTACTAGTTCTTTGTTACTATAATATCCAATTACATCGCATAGTGGAGCACACAAGTCTTCGTTAAATAAAGGCATTACGCTTTCAAACTGTTTGTACTTACAGTATTGATCGTATATTTCTTGTAGTTGTTCTACTGGAGGATTTTCAAACAGTACTGCTGACTTAGACATTCTATAATTTGTTTTTGATAAATCAATTCTAGCATATATGTCACTCACGCTCTTGTACCTCTTGTTTGTATTCTTTAGTCCAGTTCTTATAATAGTCTTTCTTTTCTAACCATTCTCTTGCTGTTTCTAATTTTTCTTTTGGTTGTATAAGAACAAGAGCATACTGTCCATGATTAAGTTTTATATCTTGTACTTGTTCTATTTCAAGAGGATGATCTTCTAATGCTACAAATCCTCTTTCGTCAAGCATAGGCTTTGTATCATCTATAATATTACTTAGTTGTTCAGGAGTTATTCTATCATAGTCAAAGCCTAGTATAACTACTTCTTTTCCTTTAGGCCAATGATATGTATAATTTTCTATTTCTGCTCTTACCCAAGTATTAATTTCAAATGAACCGTCGAGCCAATGCGTGTGTACAGCATTATCTTGCCATGCCTTTTTAGCATACGGACATGGAGGTAAGTTATTAAATGTTTTTGATGGTTTGCTTAGTACGTTTTGTATCCAATCATCTATCGATGACTTGAAACTTTGCATGACATGCTAGGCCTTAACGCATTTGTTAACACGTTTGCCTGCGTTTTTACCAGTACCTTTTTGTGTTCCAGCTCTCTTATAGCCTTTCCAACATTTTTCAGGACCAGCTACTTCATCTAACTCTGCTTCTGATAAACCTAATGTTGTGTAACTTGG